GACCATCTGTTCTTCGGTAAACCGGCTCTTCTTCATGACTTCCCTTTCTCCGTTGGAAGCCATTCTCTCAAGTTTCAACTGGTCCGAAAATTCCAGGGCAGGTCAAATGCACTAAGCGATGGTGAGTCACATTGACCTGGCTGAACGGCCAGCGCCGCGAAATCGTTGCCGTCATTGACGGCGTTGTGGGTAGATGGCACTGGAACAAGAGAGCGGACGGCTTGTGCGACTACCGGCCACGAAACAGGTTTACGAAAGGATGCGTCCCATAATCCTTCATCGCTGGGAGCCGCGGCAGAGGATACAAACACAAGCGGGAGCAAATTGTGCAGCGCATCAGCCCGCAATGTCCGGCATAGCGTAACGCCATCCATCACCGGCATCGACCAGTCTGTTATCACAAGATCCACCGCATTTGCCGATATCTGGACCAGGGCTTCGGCACCGTTTCGAGCCAGAACAGTTTGATAGCCCTCGTGCTCGAGCAGCAATCGAAAGGTCTCCAGCGTGGCCTCATCATCGTCAACAAGAAGGATTGTCGCCATCAACCACCTCCTCAATTGCGTGAGCTCGGCCGCGAACCCTATACCCGCAGGCAAGTCCCAGTCTGCCACCTATATTGCTTGCGCACCAGCCGGTCTTTCCCGAATAGAGTCGGTCTTTCCCGAGTAGCGGAGGTGACGCTCGCCACCCCAACTCGGCGAACACGCTGCGGCTGGTCGACATTTTATCTCTGCTGCGCCGGATGGTGATTTGAAAACCAATCTTCAGCGCAACGGCGTTCAGTTAAGCAACTGAATACCAATTTTTCTTGGAAGAGAGAAATGACCGCAACCGCTGCACACGGGTTCCTGCCCCCAGCCCCTCAATCGAACATCATAATTTTTTGTCGATTTATAAAACCAAAATCATCAGATCAACAACTCCTCAGATATTTTCAACCTCGATCAATCCAATGATTTAATTATAAACGCTCTAATCACGCCCCTTCAGCCAATGTGGACGCCGACCACGTCCTGACCACGTCGCTCCAGTCCGAGGATCCACATAACGCGGCTCAACGTTAGATATATTTGGCACCCCGTGAATTCCGCCGAGGCCAGTAGAGTTGAGTTCACCCGGCTTGATTTCGAATTCGGCCGGATCTCGCCCCTTCATCCAGCGTGGTCGTTTACCACGCCCTGCCCAGGTTGCACCAGTCTGCGGATCGCGAAATTTAGGAGATAACTTTTTCTTTTTAATCGAGGAGGAACCTTGCCCTCTCAAAATCAGCACCTCAATATCCTTCAAACCAATATCGAACTCTCGCATTAACTGCACGATTGTTCCGATAACATCCAAACGATGTACTCTTCGATACGCCGAAATCTCAGAATCCAATTGCGCTCGTTTTGCCAATAGATCCTTCAGATTATCGTCTGACATTTAATCATTCTCCATCGTTCTATATTGGCAGGCGCAAGAGCTTTCCTCTTACCGATCGCCTCATACCGATGCGTAAAAATTATGCCCTTCCCCAACCTCATCCAAACCCCAATCGGCATTGCGAATCCAGAGACCGTGACCGATTCCAAGGCGCTGCATACGCAGCAGCTGTTCACGCGTCCAGTTCGATCCGAATACCGGAAGCAACGGCGCGTGACCAAGCTGGCATTCCAGTCGATAGAATCCGATAGCGACTGCGATCTCGTAGATATCGATCGCTTGTATGTCGCCCGGCCCCGCACACCAGTAACCGCCACGCCCGCCAATCACTGTTCGAGCCTGCTTTGAGCATTCCTGAGCCCGCCGAATCTGATCAGTTTCGCGGATAAAATGGGGATGCAACTGCATCAACTGACGCAGACAACCCTCCGGCGTGCGACCGATTATCGTCGTTGTGAGTCCAATCGACTCGATAGTGAAATGCTGGCTAGCCTTCATCTGTCGTTGTCCTGCGATGCTTCGCGGGATCGTAATATCGCAGCGGGTCCGCAAACCAGCGGCGGCTCGATGAGCGTACCCTGCATCCATTCCACACTGGCCTCGATCGCAATTTGCAGGTCATTTTCGCTTTCGACACCTTCCGCAACTACCAGAGGAGCCAGCGACTTGCATAGCGAAACGAGTCGGCGGAAGTAACACACTTCATCCTCCGACCTGCGCGCACCATGCAATAACCGTCCATCGAGCTTGATCACGTCAGGTCGAATGGCACGCGCAAACGCCAACGTGCTGTGACCCGAGCCGAAATCGTCTAGAGCAATCCGGCAACCCAAGCTCTTGAGCCGCTGAACAAAGGCCACTGCAGCTTCAAAGTCGGAAACGGGGGCGGTCTCGGTAATTTCGATAGTCAACCGCGACGCAATATCCGGCCTTGTCGACAGCCGATCAAACACCGATATCCACCAACTATCGTCGATAAGGCTGCGAGCCGAAACATTACAGGCTAAATGTGCACCAGGACGGTCTATCAGTTGATCCAAAACGGCCTGGACCACGACGCGGTCCAGCATTCGTATCAGTCCTAGCTGCTCCATAACCGGCACAAGATGGCCAGCGCCAACGTCATCGGGGAGACCAGACACGCGAAGCAGCCCTTCCGCATACAAGACCGTCGCAGGTTGATCGCAGTTCACTACCGACTGGAAGGCGAGGGTTGCGCCACTTTGATCCAAGGCTTGCTCAAACGCGACCGCCAACGCCATGTCGCGCTCGTATGCCATACGCCATTGCAAACCGTACTGCGGCGGCAACAACTGCACACCGCGAACCCCTCGACGCTCGAGCTCCACGGGATAGTGAAATCCCGTCTCGGCATGGCCCAGAACGCCATAACCGAGCGGATCGACCGTGACAACGGGTAACGCGAAGCGATTATCGAACACTCGCAGGGGAGCCGACATTTCAATCTGCCACCGCTCGACAAGCGCCACTGGATCAAGTGGATGCATTGCGGATATCGCTGTAACGTCTGGCGGGAGAGTTACCAGAAAGTACGTCTTCCCCAGCTCGGCAACTGAGCCCCCCCAGGCGCGGGCGCGCGATTGAAGTTGGTGAATCATCTTGGTAGCAGATGCTTCGCCATATGCAGTTGCCACTTGCGCGCAATTGTGGAGCTCAACCAGCAGGTACGGGCTGGTACGTGTAACCTCTCGCACGATAAACCTCGTATGGCAACAGGACTACACAGGAAAGTTCGCGACGGAACATACCGCTGCGCGGTGGCCGGACATCATCTCTTAAGAATGTTCTGAATTGTTCGGGAACAATTTTGTGGCGCCACTGGACCGGGCCGATTAACACAGGCAAACGCTCTCCTGCCTGACGACCGGCTAAAGGTCGATGCGTCGCGAACCGGAGCTGGGGAACGGCATAGCCGCTCAAGCTGCCACTTATCGACGCCTACTGGGTCTATCGTAACGACCCGATTGTCAAATATTCGTTAACGGGACGGTCGACTGCGAGGCGATGGCTCGAGGCAGGAACAGCGACACACTGGTTCCCACTCCCGATTTGCTCTCGATGTCAATCGTCCATCCGTAACGCGTGCAGACTTTGCGGACGATTGCGAGTCCGATCCCGTAACCCTCTGCTGTTGCGGTTGCCCCGTTGGCACGGTACAGTCGCTCAAACACGTGCGGCAATGTGTGTGTCTCAATACCCGTGCCAGTGTCCTCGACTCGCAGCACGCCGCCGCCCCAACGAACGCCGATGTGCCCATCGATCGTGTAGCGCGCCGCATTACTGATCAGATTCGACAGTACGATCCTCAATGCGCAGTTTCCTGCATCGACGCATACTGCGTCATCGATATCGACAATGATCGCGATGCCTTTGCCCTTCAACGCTTCAGCAAACGGCTCAAGTACCTCGCGCACCAATGTGGCGAGATGCAGCGACTGCGGGCCCGTCTGCTCCTCATCGCGTGCGAGGAACAACAGGGCGTTAAACATATCTCTCATGTCGACTACCGCCCGTTCGATCTGGGCAAGCCAGACACGAGGTTGAGGAGCGAGCGAACAATGCTGTTCAAGCAATTCGACACTCGTCACGATCGTCGTCAGCGGTGTCCGCATTTCGTGGCTGACATTGCCGGTAAATTCCTTCTCCCGCAAGATCATGTCGGCCATACGTTGGTGGTAAACGTTGAATACCTCGACAAGCCCGGCGATCTCGACATCATCGTACCTGCCAGGATCGATCTTGGCATCGAACCGGTGCTGAAGCTCCTTTACCTCACGCGTAAGACCGACAATCTGGCGAACGATCAACCCCGACACCCCGTACGATAGCCAAACCACAGCCAACGCAAGTACACCGCACGCAACCACCAGAGAATCGACTACGCTCTTGAAGCGCATTTCGTCGCGACTGAAATCATAGACCCGATAGAGACGAACGCGTTGGAATCGAGCGATCGCGACGTGAATCGGGCGGCCCTCGATTCGAATCTCATGTATCCCATCCGATAATGTTGCGACGTCAGCCGGCAGCGCGATGCGTGCTTGAGGCTCCGTCAGCACGTAGCCATTCATGCGTTGGTCAAATGGCGGAAGCAGGCTCGGGGCAGCGTTGTAGCTCCGCAGGACACAAGCGATGTCATCGCTGATTAATGCGTTGATGAGTCTCTCCTCATGCTTTTCTGCGAGCATGCTGACGCCCATCGCCTGCAGGGCCAGCAACACAACGGCAAATGCCGAACAGGAGAGCGCGATCTTCAAGCGCAGGCTACACCTCATCATGCACTCCATTGATCAACCTGTAGCCGGTTCCATGAGCCGTAGCGATCAGATCTATTTCTCCTGGCTGCGTCAATGCCTTGCGCAGCATGTGGACGTGCACGCGCAGCGTGTGGCTGCCCGGCAAACTTTCACCCCATATTTCCGCCTCCAGCTCGGCTCGGCCGCGCATTCGACCGGGCGATTCCATCAGCAAGCGCAACAGCTGGCGGCATTTCGGGCGCAGTTCAATCACGCGGCCAGCCCGCTCGACGGTCTGGGTCACGAGGTCGAATCGTACGTCTGCGTGACGCAATTCCCGTCGCGCGACCAGACCGCGATAGCGTTTGATGAGCGCGTCGAGCCGTGCGCCCAATTCCTTCAGTGAAAACGGTTTGACCAGATAGTCGTCCGCGCCGTGCTGGAAGCCTTCGATCATGTCGTCGAGTGCGTCTTTCGCTGTCAGCATAAGCACCGGCGTGTCGCGGTAAGACTCCTCGCGCAGCTTGCGGCACAGTGCTAGTCCGCTCATGCCGGGCAACATAACGTCCAGCAGGATCGCATCCCACTGTTCGGCCAAGGCAAGATGCAGGCCGGCTGGTCCGCTCATTGCGACGTCGACCACAAAGCCACGACATTCCAGGTAGTGGTGAAGATTCGCCGCGATCTCCGGGTTATCCTCAATAACGAGTACCTTCATGGCTCTGGCGCTAGAGTGTGTTCGGCATAGCCAAGTTGCTTACGCAACGGTGCAGGACAGATAGGTTCAAGCATTCGCTATAACCGACAGCAGAAATCCCGAACAGACGACTTGAAGTGGGCTTCTTGTTCGGTTAGCGGATTGCGGACTTCATGCCGCTAGGCGCAGCCGACCGTCTCAAAGCTACGGAAGATCGGTGCATCGCGGCGCTCAGACTACTTCATCAGATGATCAGATTCTAGGGCAAATGGCACTATCGTTTAACACTATTTCACATTCCGATTGCCATTCCTATGCTTGGTGCACACCCTTCTCGTGCCTGAGAACGGTTCTTTCGTCGCCCCTGCCACTCCCTCGTTGTGGCAGGGGCTTTTTTAGTTGCCCGATACCATGACCCATAGGTCTGGCCATGCTACAGCGAGAAACATTCAAACGACGCACTTCTTATTGCCGGTGCCACCGGCGACAGACTCGCCCCTCCTCCGAAGAACAGGCCGGCGCCGATCAAAACAATCCTGCCGGCTGTTCCCCGTAGTTCCAACTGAAGATGATCAGCTCGTTCCTGTCGACACCCTTCCCTCCCCCAACCGTGTACTGGATCGGCACCGTCTCGATGTGAAAGCCGTCAAACGCTCGGCGGATCTCCGGATGATCATTCAGGCTCACGATCGCCCGGCCTTTAATCTCGCGCAGCTTGACTGCCATCTTTTCGTACTCGGCAAACGGAAACGCGACGCCGTACCCTTCCGTTTCGTAGTACGGCGGATCCAGATAGAACAGCGTGTGCGCCCGGTCGTATCGATCAATGCATGCGGCCCAATCGAGCCGCTCGACGAAAGTGTTCGCGAGCCGCAGATGCGCTGCCGACAGTTCCTCCTCGATACGCAGCAGGTTCAGGCCCGGCGGCGTTGTCGTCGCAGTCCCAAACGTCTGCCCTTCCAGCTTCGCCCCAAAGCAACTTTTCTGCAGGTAATAGAACCGGGCCGCCCGCTGGATATCGGTGAGGGTTTCCGGGACCGTCTGCTTCAGCCATTCGAACACCTGCCGGCTCGTCAGCGCCCATTTGAACTGACGCACGAACTCCTCAAGGTGATGCTGCACAACGCGATACAGGTTGATCAACTCGCCATTCACATCGTTGATGACTTCGACCTTGGCCGGCGGTCGCAGAAAGTACAGCGCCGCCCCGCCCGCGAACACCTCGACGTAGCAGTCGTGCGCCGGAAAACGCGGAATGATGTGGTCTGCGAGACGGCGTTTACCGCCTATCCAGGGAATGATGGGATTTGCCATTGTGAAAGCCGTTTTTAAACTTGGTGTAGAATCCGGCCCGCCTACCGGTAGGTAGCAGGGCCTTGGCCAATTCACTGGCACGCTCAGTGGAAAGGCGGCCGTGAAGCGTGTTGCAGCACGCCCACGGTCGCCCTGTTTCTCTTGAGGCCGCTGGGCCTCGATTGCCGCGCTACTGCGGCAGATTGGATTGCGCGTCGCTGATCAACGCGTCGTAACTGCGCTCGCACTGCTGGCCGGCGATGCCCCGCTCGTCAGCGATCTTCGCCAACTCTCCCGCGCGCTCGTCAGCCCGGCCGAACAGGTCGGCAAGCAGATCGAGGGCGTCCCCGGTTGCCGGGCTTCCGGCCGGAGGGCCGGCACGTCGAGCGTCGGCGACGAGTGCGGCGACGTGCTTCCGCAGGCCGTCAGCAGCACCATCGGCAACAGCGGCATCAGCGCGTGCCTGATCACGTTCTTTCGCAGCATCGGTTGCGATCTCCTGTTGTGCCACCAGTCGGCGGTCGAATTCATCACGTTCGGCGCGCAAATCATCGATCTGCTTCGCCTGATCGGCGACCTTGGCGGACTGGTCCGCATCCCGGTGCCCCTTGAAATACCCGCACGCGGAACCGGCGACGACGCCGGCAACGACGAGCAGCCAGATACGCGGGTCGAGCCACGTCATGCGACCACCTCCCCGCCTGCCGCGCGGTACGCGGCCTGCAAATGTTCGATCTTGTTTTCGTGCTGGCCGTACCCCGCACCCGGCAGACTGGCCCATACGTTCGACACCTTCGCCACCGCCTCGCGGAACCGGCCGGCGTCGATCAACGGCAGTGCGCCGTGCTCGCGCAGTTGCTGCAGGGCATACCGGTCCTGCGAGATCGGACCGAAGTCTGGCAGCTTCATCTGCGCTTGATAGATCCTCCACCAGCGCGCGAGGATCTGATAGCGACCGGCGGCCGTCGACGGCACCGGAATCTGCCGGTTGAGCACGTTCGGATGCGTCGCATAGCCCGAGAACAGCAGTGGGCGCGACGGCGTCGAGCCGACGAGCACGTTATAGCCGTCGTCCGACTTCGCCATCAGATCGGAGCCGATCTCGCTCACGGCAATCATGTCGAGAAACGCGATGCGATTCCGACCGCCGGCAGCGGTAACAGTGATGCGCGCCATCGTCATTTCTCCCCGAACAGTCGCTTCGCGTTCCGACGCAGCAGCACCTCGAGGTACTGCGACCCGATGATGCCGAGCGCACTGCCAAGACCGAGCAGCGCGATCGGCGGCAAATCCGGAATCTGCAACAGCGCCAAGCCAGCGACCATCGACGTGGCCGAACCCAACACGGCCCTGCCGGCCACCAGCCGGAACGTCAGCTGTTCGCTGCCGACCAGCACCTTCGCGACACCAATCAGTCCGCCCATGATGATCAGCTCCAGAATGGTTTTCTCGTGGTCCTGCATTCCACCCCCGCAATAAAAGAAAAAGCCGCCCGAGTTGCCTCGAGGCGGCTGCCAGAAATTGATGCACGCGCGTGTTACTTCGGCGGCGACGGTACGACCAGGTCGATTTTCTTCGTCGGCTTCTTGCGATGGCCGACCTTCGCCTTGCCCTTGTTGCCGGCGTTCAGCTCCACCGACGTCTCCCACCCGTTGCCGGCGTAGGTGTGTCGAACGGAGTCGACCAGAAAATCACCGTCCGCGTCCTGCTTGAAGCCCGACAGCTTCACGGTCTTCTCGGCCGATATGTCGGTGCGTCCCTTCATGCGCAGCACGCTGCGCGCCGTGTGCCGGTTCAGCTTCTCCAGACGCGACTTCGCACCGGCCTTGGCGGCCTCGGGACTGGCGAACGCATGGCGCTCGGTATGGACCGCAGCGGCCCCCGGAGGCGCATCGGGATTCGGAATCGTCAGGTCGATCTTCTTCCCCGTTTTCTTGTCGTGCACCTTCGCCCGCACCGCAACGAAGCTCGCACGATCAGGAAACGAGATCTCGTAGTCGGTCAGATCGGTCGGCGTCAACGTGATAGCCGGCAGCGGCTTGCCGCTCGCGCTCTTGCCGCCGCCGATCGGCCCGACGATTAGCTTGCCCGCCTTCACCGTCGCCGTTGCGCCGTACTGCCGCGCGATACGCGTGATGAAATGCAGGTCACTCTCGCCGAATTGATCGGCACGCGGCACGGCGGCGTCGACCGAGCACGCGGCCACCCATTTGTTGCGCCGCGCGACGTCGCCGACGATGTCCGCCAGCTTCACGTTCGTCCAGCTGCCGTTGCGCTGCGTCTTCGACGTCGCACGCATGTTGGCCGGTCGGCCACGGATGATGATCGTCGCCGGTGGCCCGCGCAGCACGATCTCGTCGACGGCATACTCGCCAAGCATCGACAGCCCCTGCCCCTCCCACCCGAGCGAGATCTTCAACGTCGCACCCTTCGGCGGGAATCGGACCTTGCCGTCACGGTCGTCCAGCTCGATCTCGCACTCATCCGCCTCGAGGCCGGGTTTGTCGGTTGTCTGGATCCGCAGCACGCGATCCTGAATCACGCGCGTGATGTCGGCGCCGTTCGCGACGACCTGAAAAATTGCCTGCATCTGTCCTCCCTCACGACCAGAGCTGAATCGGTTCGTCGCGCGGCGTGTCGAGATCCGGCATCGTGATCAAGACGCCAGACCGGAACGGCTGCGGCTCGCGAGCGAGGCCGGGATTCGCTTCGTACACGGCCTCGACGGTGCCGTTCAACATCCCGTAATGGGCGTAGCAGAGCGTGTCGAGGATGTCCCCGTCAGAGGTTCGCAAAATCTTCGCCATAGCGGCCGAACTCCAGGCTGTAGGTTTGCTTGCGCGGCGCACCGTCGGACATGAGTGCTTCCTGCTCCTCGTCAACGCTGTGCAGATACCAGCGCCCGAGCACGTCGCCCGTGCCGGCCGTCAGCTGCACCGGCTTCAGCTTCGCGCCGATCGCGCGCAGCGTTTCCAACTGGCGGAAGCCGGCCCCGAGCGACGGGAATACGACGCCCGACAGCGTGATCGTGTCGCCGCCCTGACTCACCGGTTGCTGTGCCTCTTCGCGATTCAAGCGCTCCTGTGAAGCGATCTTGAAGCGCGTCGAACGCCGCAGCTTTTCGAACGCCGCGGTCGACACCCCGAAGTGGAACGCGTCCCCGTCATCCGTTGATAGCGTCAGCAGATGAGGGGTGGAAGACGTCGCGCTGTCGAACAGGCCGGAGAGAACCGAACTCAGGCCCGTCGTCTGCGCGAACGACTGCAGCGCACCCATCGTCTGCTCGCCGACCAACGCCGTGAACTGTGTTTTCGCGTCCCCCAACGCGCCCATGACGGACTGCGCGGCCGACTGGATCAATGGGTGATTGACCCCGCCGACCATCTTCAGGATGCCGCTCACGGCAGCACCGGTTGCCGAGAAGCTGCGCATCACCGTGCCGATCTGCGGACTGAGGTCGCCGGCCACCGACAGCAGGCTCGTCGCGCCACGCAGCAGGTCGGCGGCCGACGTGAGATTCCCCGTCGCGAGCTTCGTCAACGTGTCGACCGTGTTCTGGCTCGCGCTGCGGTTTCGATCGAACACGCGCACCACGTGCCGAACGCGTTCGGACGCGATACTCGCCTGCGTCGCCGCCTGCGTCACACTGGAAATGAAGTCCATCTATACCCCCTTACAGATGAGGCGCATCGAACATCGCCGACCGCTTGCTCTTGTCCAGCGACTCGGTCATCGTTCGCTGGATCAGCGGATTGATGCGGGCAAGCAGCTTGTCCGCGATCTCCGCGTCCGAACTGCCCTCGACCTTGATGTGGAACACCGGGGCAAACGAATTTTGTTGCTCGACCTTGAACGGTCGCGACTGCGGCGAATCCGGGCCGGCGGCCACTTTCGCAGCCGCCTTCGCCGCATCGCTGTCGCCATCCTTCGACCCCGTCGCCCACCGCGCCATCGCCCCAAGTAACTTTCCGCCGGCAAACGTGCCCACCGCACCGCCAAGCACGCCACCAATGGCCGCACCGATCGGCCCGCCGAGCATCCCGATGCCTGCCCCGAGCTTTGCTCCGACGACACCACCTGCCAGTGAGCCGCCGATGCTCGCGTATCCTTCCGCCTTCCGCGCGGTCGGCTGATCGCTGCGCGCGACCGCGTACGCGTCCTTGGCTGCAAATGCGATCTTCAGGACACTGCCGGCGACGGCCAGCTTCCCCGCGTAGGGCGCGAAACGGCCGGCGACCGTCCGAAACGCACTGATGACACGACCGAGACGGCCGCGCGGAACGCGACCACCGCCCGAGCCGCTGCCGGCCAGGTCGCCGAGCAGTTCGCCTGCGGCACCTGCGACGCCGCCAAGACCGCCTCCCGGCATGTTGACGACGAATACGCGCTGCACGCCCCCGGCAGCCGCGCTCAACGCGTCGAGTGCCTTACCGAGCCGCCCGCCGGCAGCACCGCCACCGGCCGCTCCACCGCCACCGCGTCGTGCCATCCAACCGCCGCGCAGGATGTCGAGCACACCGCGCCCCATATTCCATGCGACACGTGCGCCACGAACGGCGATAGCCGTGCCGATGACGCCAACAACAGCTGCCGTCGCGCCGGGCGCGGCATCCGACGCGCGCTGCACTGTTTCACCCGCCCGCTTCGCGACCTTGCCGGCAAGATCCGTCACTGGTCGCAGTGCATCGCCGATGCTGCGCATCGCGTCGTCCCACTGCTGGACAACCTCGCTCCAGATCTGCTTCGACGTTGCGCGACGATCGGCCAGATCCTTGTCGATCTCGCCGTTCGCGTCCGCTGCGTTGCGTTTCAGCTTCTGATACAGATCGGCGTTCTGCATGTAGGCCGTCAGCGCTGCCTTGACCTGCATGTCGTTGAACAGGTCGCCGGTCTTCATCGTGTCCTCGAAGGCCCGCATCTGCGCCTGACGCTTGGCGGGATCCAGCTCGCTGTTGAGCTGCTTCGCCACCGCGGCGAGCTGCGCCGCCTTCTTCGGATCGACACGCTCGATGTAGGCGCGCGCGAGAACGAACGACGCCTCGAGCGTCGACCATCCCTTGCCGATCGCCTCCTTCATCTTCGCCTCGTAGTCGACGCCGGCCTTCTTGTAGTTGCGCTCGGTTTCGCCCGAACCGATCTTCGAGAACCAGTTCTTCAGGTTGTTGGCCGCCTCGTCGGCGTTGCCGGCGGTCTTCATCTGAACCTGCAGCATCGCGCCGAGCTGCGTCACCGAATCCTGTCCCGTGATGCCGATTTTCTTCATTTCGGCGAGCAGCACCGGGAACCACCGGGCCATGTCGACGGACTCGAACGAACCCTCCTTGCCGAGATACGCAATAGCCTCCAGCGCCTTCATCATCGCCTTGGGATCCGTGATGTTGGCGTTCTGCTGCAGCGCCTGGATCATCTGCGCGGTCTCGACGCTCGACGCCCCCTGACCTACCGAGAATTTCGCGACGGCCGGGCCGAAGTTCAGCGCCCGATCGACGTCCATCCCGGCCGCAACCATCTGGTTGACGGCGTCGGCCAGCTCGTTGCGCCCCATGCCATTCGACAACGCGTCACGGCGAATGCGCTCGGACATCGCGCGCTCCTGCTCGGTGCGCGCGATGCCGGCCTTGATGGCGATATCCCGGATGATCGCCTGATACTGCGCGGAAACGACTGTCGGCACAGCGACGGCCGCACCAAGCTTCACCGCGTCACCGGACACGGCGCGCATGCTCTCGCGGCCAACCGCAAGGCGCTCATGTCCGGCCGCCTTCAGCTCAAGCCCCCGCACCGTCCGGCCAAGCCGGGCGTATGCACGATCGAGCCGATCGACCTCGAAGCCCGCGTCACGCAGCGCACGCACGTTGCTTTCCAGCTTTCGCCGGATCCCGTCAGCCGCGCTGTCGCCCGCAAGATGCAGACGGCGGAACTCCTCCTGCAGTTTGATCGTCTCGCCTATCTGCCGCTGCCACATGCCGCGCTCGCTCGCGGTCTTGCGCAGCCCGACGATCTTCGAATTCGTATCGGCAAACGCTTTACCGAGCGTTGCCGACACCGCACCGCCGATGACGATGCCAAGTGCAATATCGCGTGCCATGTCGGTCCTCGCTCAGTCCGTCAACCACCACAACAATTCGTCGATCGTCATGTCGTCAACCGACTGCGGCTGCGTTCCGTACTCCTTCATCATCCGCCGAGCCAGCGCCTTCACCGTTCCGATTGGAAGCCGGACGAACGGATCGAAAGGATTCGTACGCACGCTGCATGGCGTCGTAATCGACCATGTCCATTGCTTCGATATCGTCGGGAGCGACTTCGGCCAGCGTCGCGAACAACACGATTTCCCGCAGCTCGTCGTCGCCCTGTGCCTGCTTGCTCGCGGTACGCATGTCGCGCACCTTCGGGCGGCGCATTACCAGCTCGTTGCGCACAACGCCGTCGAACGAGACGGGATACTTCAACGTGATCTTCACGGTTTCCATTCTGCACCTCAGAAATGACGAAGGGGCGGCCAACGGACCGCCCGTCGGGTTATCGAAAAGTTACTTTGCCGGCATTGCCGCCGGCCACCACACTTACATGCCGAGCGCCTTGCGCACGTCGGCAAGCTGATCAACGCCGTCGATGATCCGAATCATGTTCAGCACGTCGATTTCGCAGATCACCGCGCCGTCGATCTCAGCCTTGTAGTAGGTCAGCTCGGCGGTGTACTTCAGTTCTGACGTGGAACCCGGCTTCCAGCTGCCGGGATCGTATTCGGACAGCATGCCGCGCATGATGAGCGCGACAGACTTCACCTTGCCGCGCGTGTCGCGGAATGCACCGCGAAACGTCGCGTTGAATGCATTGTTGTCGGCCAGCCCGAAGAATTTCAACACGTCGCGCTCGACGCTCCCCATCGAGAACGCCGCCTGCAAGCCTTCCATGCCCTGATCGATCTTGACCGGCGCGTCCATACCGCCGGCGCGGTAGTCCTCGGTCTTGATCTTCAGCTTCGGCGGACTGAGTTCGGGAGCCCGGCCCGCAAAGCCGCGCCCGTCGACGTACAGCGCCATGTTATTCAGAGTTTCCGGGACCATACGTCACCTCTTACGATTGCGTGTCGAGAACTTCCGTCAGCCACTCGTTCGTGACCTCGAAGCGGAAGATCGGGTTTTCTGCCGGCGGAACGTCCGTGAAGCGGATGTTCCAGTACACCTTGCCCTGCTCGAGCTGCGACGCCGAATTGAGCTTCGGATCCGGGTACACCTCGAAGTTGATTACGGCGCCCTGATTGCGCAGGTCGCGCATGAACGCCCGCAGCCCTTCGGTGACGTCCTGCACGTACGTTGCCGTGATACCGCGATCGACCGCCCACTTATGGCCGGCCTGCACGGCATCCATCACGATGTCGAGCGTGCGCACCCGCGTCACGAACGACCACTTCGGATCGGCCGACAACGTGCGGTTGCCCCACAGGCGATACCCGCCGTCGCGAATAATCGTCGTGATGAACGAGTTGTTCAGCAGGTTCGCGCGGCAGGTCTCGTCGCCGTCGAGGAATTCGATCGGCCGCTTCGTGCCGCTGATCCCGACGATTTCCTTGTTCGACGGCGAAGCCCAGAACCCGATCGCCGCGTCGGTCTGGCAGAACAGGCCCGCAGCGTATGCCGATGCCGGCGCATCGACGTCCGCGTTCTTCGCCGTGTCCCAATACCGCACGCCAGGATCGACGAGGTACAGGCGCTTGCTGCCGAAGTTCTTCGCGTACTGGATCGCATCCTCGTCAGTCTTGTTCGGCCCGTCGAGGATTGCGATAGCGCGCAGCTTCGCCGCCAGCTCGTCGGCCGCTGTTGCGACCGGTTGCTTCGCCGTGTGCCCCGGCGCGATCAGCAGCCGCGGCTTCAGGTCGAACAGCGATTTACCATCGAGCAGCGCCTGCATGCCGGTCCGTGCACCGCCCGCAGACACGCCCCCGATGATCGCGGACGTCAGCTCGGCGTCGGTCTGATCGGCAGCAACGCCGACCGCAACCATGACCGTCTTGCTCTGCTTGTAGATGCCTTGAATCGCGCGCGTAATCGCACTGGTCTCGCCAAACGCAGCGGCTGCGTCGTACTCGCTGGTAATTCGCACGGGCACATTCGGTGCGACCAGGTCCGCCCCCGGCGTGTAGGTATCGACGATACCGACGACCGACGTCGACGGCACCGCAATCGTGCGCGGCCCGGTGTCGACCAGCACGGTCGTTACACCGTGGTAGAAAGAAGTAGCAGGCATTCAGACCTCCGAAAAAGCCAAAAAAAAGGCCGCTCATCGAGCGGCCCTACATTTCCATCGAAAGTGGTGCAAGTTATCTCGCCTTGCCTTCCGCCTCATTCACGAATGGCGGCGGTAGCGGCAGATCGCAGTTCGGCCAGCCAGTTGCGTCGGACAGATCGCGCAGCGCCTGCCGATACTTCACAAGCACCGTGAACTGATCCGCCGACAGCGTCGTCCCGTCGCCGATCAATTTTTCATCTTGGTGCCGGGCAACGAGCCAGTCCGTCGCATTCAATGCTGCGTCGCGTCGCGAACGCATCATGTCGGCCAATTCGGCACGTGTCAGCGGCTTCGGGTCGAGCAGAATCGGTGTCAAGTTGAGATCGAGCGCCATGCACATGCCATTAGCCTGCCCCGCCAGCAACATCTCCCATTGATCGTCGGTGATCTCTACGGCCGGAATTTCTGCCGGTACCGGGCTGACTTTGCTGTCGTAAAAGCCGATGATCTTACCGGCGGAATCGTATGCTGCTTGTTTCTGACCCATCGTCATTTTCCTTTAGTACCCGATAGCCAACATCGACAGCGCGATTGTCGAATAGGAAGCGCCGTTAGCCAAAGATGCCACCGGGACGCCAGAAGCGGTGTAGCCGGCAAGGTTGACGCCAGTCGTAACCTGCGTGTTGTTGGAAAGCTGCGGTTGCGCGAATACATGTAACGGCCTCGATGGGAAAGCGATGGGGAAAGTCCACGTGGTGTATCCAGACGATGACGTGGTGAATCCGCCCCACTGGACAATCAGGCCGCTCGGTAGCTTTTGATAGCCGGTGGGAGCAAGCGAAGCACCGAACGCGGGGATCTTGTCCATCACGCCTGCGCCACTTACTTCCCAATGCTGCGTCGCCGTGCCTTCCCATACAAAATCGGTGAAGCCGTTCGCGGACACCGCGACCGACGAGCTGAGCGACATCGGCGTCGACACCTGCTGCCCGGCAGGTGCCGCAACCGTGATGGTGTTGCTTGTTCCGGGATACACAAACAGGCGCTGCACCGCTCCGATGTGCGCGTCAGTAACCGGCGGAAGCGTCACGGTCTGCCCGTTTGCCTGAACCGCGATGATCTTCGGTAGGTCGGTGAGTGCGAGCGCATAAACCCCGCTGATCGAACCGAACGAGCTGAAGCGCACGCCAGCACCGGCAAGCGATGCCATTGTCGCCAGTCGCTTCGACGCATCGTACGGGGGCGGCGTAACACCCTGAGCCGTACCGGTGAAAGTCGGCGAGTCCAGTGGCGCTTTCAGCGCGAGTTGGTTCGTGATCGTTGTCGCGAAGTTCGGATCATTGCCGAGTGCCTTCGCGAGTTCACTCAGCGTATCGAGCGTTTCGGGGGACTGCGCCACGAGCGCGGCCAATTTCTCCGCGAGATCAGCATGCGTCGCATACTGCGGATGCGGATCAACCGCAGCAACGTGGGCGTCAAAGTCACTTTGACGAGCCTCCACAGCCTTTTTCAGATAGCGCGTGCGGTTCGCGAGTTGCTTCGCCTGCAGATTGTCGATTCCATCGGGTCCGCCGACAACGGGATCCGACGTTTCGAGCTGGTAGACCCCATCCTCCCACCGCTCGACCTCTACCAAATTGGTCATGTTGTGATACTCCCTCTCGTGTATTGCCCGTCTCGATGTGCAACGCCGTTGTGACGGATCGAAACGGCTGCATAGTCGAGTGCAGCAAGCTGGCTGCGTGCAGGCGCATAGCGCTCGATTGCCCGCCACAGCTTGTCGGCTTGATCACGGGTAATCGGCACACCAAGCTTTACGATGTACTCGGCCCATGCGCTCGTCTTCCCGTGCAGCTGATCGCCATTGCGAACAAACGAGCCGTCGCGTCGACGGCCGCTGCGTCCCTCGATGATCGTTACCTCGCCGAAGCCGAGCCGCCGAATCACCTCGCGTACCGCCCATGGCGTCCCCTTCTTTCGGTGCAGCGCCATCGAACCATTCACCAGCGCTCGCCGTGCGTCTTCGGATTCGGCCAGCTCCCAACCATCAACCGCCAGCGCCCATGCGAGCCACGGCAGCCATGCAGTCGGACAACGATCCGCGTCCCACAGCGTGCGCAAGATCTCGGGATCGACGCTCGGTCGCATGACACGCGCAAGCGCCGCCTCGAGCGGCGTCTGGTTGGCCGGTAGAAGTGGCTCACGCGTCATCGGCCTTCACCTCCAGATTGATGCTCGTGCAGTGCGCAAATTCGCGCGCACCGCACAGAACGTCGGCGGCCGGCGAACTCAATTCGATACGTGTGACACCGCTGTCGGGCGCATGCAGCGCACCCTCGATCGCAGATCGCGGCATGCCGGCACGAAGCCTTCGGGACTTCGCGACTACACCGTCGAGCGCCTTGCGCCGTGCGTCGAGGACAATGTTCGGATCCGGCCCGCTGCCGACATAGATCACCCCATCGATCGCATACTCGATCTTGATCGCCGGCTCGACCAGAACCGTGTCGTTGAGCGGGCGAACCGTCTCGGGTGAAACCTTCGCGCGGACCAGATCGAGCAGCGCCTGATCCGGTACACCGTCGCCGCGTGCGGACATGATCGTGAGCCGCACCGTGCCGGGTTCCGGCCGATCGACAGCGACATCGAGAACGTCGGCCGATGCATCCATCGCGAATGCGCGATATGCCGCGAACGGCCCGGCAACCGTCGCGCGCTCCATCGACATCTGCGTGCGCAACTTGAGCCGGTCGTCCGATTCCATGCGCCGTTCGATTGGTGGATTTGCCTCCGGATCACCGGGGTCGACCACCGCACGCTCCGTATCCAGCAACACCGCCAAATGCTCCAAGTCAGCCCCGGTCGAAAATGCGAGCATGACTGCGCGCGCTGCGTCGTTCACGCGCGCAGCGGCGCGGATCTCGTCGTACGCGGCCAACTCAAGGAGCTTCACCACCGGATCCGATTTCAGCGCCGCCGTCCAGTCCGGGTAGATCGATTTGAAATGCTCCACCTTCATCTGGAACGCGGCCTCGAAGTCGAGCACCTCGACGAGATCGGGTGGATCGAGTGAAGCGAGATCAATGATCGTCATGTTGGCACCTCGATTTCGACGGCCGAACCGTCGTATTCCCCGCGAATCGCGAAGGTTGGCTTGCCATCGATGACCGACAGCACCTTGACCTGAGCGAGCTTGATGCGCGGCTCCCATCGGCCGATCGCCCGCGCGGCCTCAGCCTGGGCAGCCGATATCCATCCACGTGTGATCGGCAGGTCGACCATCAGCGGAAGGTCCGAACCATATTCAGGCAGTTCCCGCCGCGCGCCCTTGCGCGTGCTGAGGATGTCGCCGAGACTTTGTTTCAGGTGCGCAACGCCGCTGATTGCCTTGTCGACTCGGGCGTCAGTTGCTGGCGATCCGCACCGGATCTGTTCGATCCTCTTCTGCGTTTGCGCCTGCACTTGTTCACGCAGGTAGGCCACGACATCGTCCTCCAGAAAGACCCATGCTCGGCCGATCTTGGCACCAAGGATGTCGCCCCGATGGACGATGTCGAGCAGCGTCGTGCGGTCGATCTTCAGGAATTCCGCGCACTCGATCAGGTCAAGCGTCCTCACGCGTTGCCTCCCCGAGCAGCCGTGATGCGGTCGCGCCATTGCTTCAGCAGCTCGATATATTCGGCGTGCGTCGGATGATCCGCGACGACTAGCCAGCATTCGTGGCTGCTGAATACACCGCCGCTGATCGCATGCGCACTCAACCGGCCGGCGTGGATATGTGTTGCGAGATCGGTAAGTGCGGCGACGAGGTGGTCGACAGTGTCTGCCTGCAGCTCAAGCCGAAACTGGACCGCGCGCTTTGGAGGCATTGTCATCGGCTACCTCCTGCGAGTGCGGCTGCGCGATCGAGCCGTTCGATCTCGGCGAGGATCAGTGCGCCAGCCTTCACCAGTTCGCGTCGCCGGTCTTCGCCGATCTTCGCGCTCCAGCCATCAGGCAGGATCGCTTGGCCGAAGGTGTCGCCATAGCCAGTATCTGCCGCCGGCCAGTCGCGGACGCTGGCGGGCATCGCATAGTACGCGGCGAGCGCCGCGATTTCGCCGCATGCGTGCGCGTCATCATGTTCTTCCGTCCAGCCTTTCTCCGCCACCTGCCGGCGGCGCTCGGTGCGCACATCTACTTCTGCTGTCGATTCGACAGGGGACGCGGCGCGGCGATTCCACGCGTCCACTGCGGAGCGGAACGCTTCCTTGTATTCCGGGTGAAGGTTGTCGAACGCGGCTTCAAAGCCGGTATCGTCCGGCGTCGGCGAATAGTGAAACCGATCCACGCGGACCGTGCCAGTCGGCGTCGGGAAGTGCTCGCCGGTCGCTTCAGCGTCGCAGACGATGCACTGAACCGAAAAAGACGGCGTGTGAGTGTTCCAAATCTCGGGGTCGGTGCCGCCACAAAACGGACACGGCAGCAGCTCTGCGATGGCATCAGCTCGGCTTTTATCGGTAGTGTTCATTGTTGGTCTCCGGTGGTGGTTGCGGGGAGGGCGCGGCCAAGTTGCATCAGGCCAGTTTCCAGCGTGATGCCGGCGGTTGCCGCCCAGGTGCGTGCGTCCTGAGCCGCCTTGTGGCGAGCGAACGATCCGATCTCGTCGGCCATCAGGTCCAGTAGCTCGACGTCGGCCGCGTGCGAGATATCGACGATCAACGCGCGGATCTCGATGCGCAGAGCGTCGAGCCGCGCGAGCGTGCCTTGGCGGGTATCCGCCAAGGCTTCGTTCATCTGGACTGGTTTGCGCCGCGCGAGCGGCGCTTCGTCTTTCTGGATCGCTTTTACGGGCGTCAGCCCGTCGTTGTCCGATTGCATCGAAGTGCCGTTGACGCTCGCGAGTGCGATAGCCGGGCGCTTCTTCGCGTGTTCCCGCTTTCGCGGCAGCGGACGTGGGGTAGAGAGGGCCGGGCGCGGGTTCAATTTGCGGCTCCGGTCGGGAACGGCCACGCGGACGCAGGGCCAAGAGCGAGCTTCGCCTTGTAAGTCGGGAATCCGAAAGCAACTTTCGCAGACGGACCCGCGACGGCCAGGTCGCAAAGCACGCCCCGTTCCCCGCCTGCCCGAAGTCGACACATCAGCCGCCATTGCCGCCTGATTGCACGCTACCCCGGTCCGGCAACCGGGGTAGACTCACCCTGAACTTCCCATGTTTGAAACCGACATCCTTGGTGTGACAAGTTGACGCGGACGGTGCGCTAGAACAAGAGGAAAATTTTCCTCGATCCCCGCGATCTACGTATTCGATGCCCTTTTTCACACTTCGCAACATTGAAGGTCGTTTTTTGCGGTTGATTTTTCACTGCTCCGGCCGTACATTCCGTTCATCAGATTTCCAGTCATGGAAACGAATGCGCGACCGATGGCGTTTTCATCTTCGCGAAATTGACCGTTCATCACCATCATGTCCACCAAACCGCACATTCAGCCGACGCCTACGCTGAGCGTTGAATCGAGCCGTGAGCTCGTGCGCTCGATTCGTTCCGTCACTTTGACGACGGAACGGCGGGCAGCGTTGCGAGATTATGCGAACGCAGCGCTGCGCGCCTTTGCGGCCCCGCTGCCGCAAGGACCTGTTCGCAAAAAATAATAAGGGTCGCCCCCTCAATGGATCTCGCGCTGCGCCGCATATGCGACATCGAGCGTGCGTTGCTGGTAGATTTTGCTTGCGGGAGCGATTCTTTGGAAGAATTCCTGCGGGATAGCGCGCACGACTACGCCGAGCACGGCATAACTGAAACCGCAGTTGCGTTCGCCGAGCCCGATCCGTCCCCAATTGGTTATTTCAGCCTATCGGCAGACGTATTGCGCCTCTCGGATGCCGAGGGATTCGAATTGGGCCTCCCCTTCGAATGCCCCATTCACTCGTTCCCGGCCGTCAAGATCACCAAGCTAGCGGTTCGGACGGATATGCAGGGTGCCGGCATAGGCTGGCAATTGGTCAAATTAATCGAGGGTCTGGCGTTCCACGGTAGCGTCGCCGTTCGCCTGCTGACCGTGGATGCGATCAACAACCCTCCCGCACTTCGCTTCTACGAACGCTGCGGATTCAGGTCAAGCACCTATCAGGCTCTCCAGCAGCAACCGGTACGCGCCGGCGGCCGGCAACGCGGACCAGCTCGGGCCAACAACGAACCACCACGAACTATCCTGATGTATCGGGACTTGTTCGATCCGATGGACGACGCCGCACCGGCCGCTCTTCGGGGCGCAAATGCTCCCGACCAGTTGCTTGTTGACAATCCCGCCGCCCCCGCCAACCCAGCTGAGCAGCCGCGTGCATAACGCGCACATAGGATAAGAGTGATGGCGCAATTTCAATTTGCCTCCTTCCTAACGCACGTCTCGAACACTGCCTTCACCACGGTGCATTATCCCGGTGCAACTACCCCATTCTCAGGTATCTATCGATGCACGGTTTGCGGAGTCGAGGCGGTGTCGACATATGGACATCCATTGCCCCCTCAGAACCACCATCAACACGCGCCGGGGCTGGGGCCAATCCAGTGGCAACTTATCGTTGCAGCGACGCACCGGTAGGCACGTCACCAAAGCTTTTCCGCGAGATCACTCCCCCGCAGGTTCGCGTAGCGCATCAAAACTTTGGGATTCGTGTGTCCCGTGATCTTCGCGATCTGAACGTCGCTCAACGTCGTACGCTCGTACAGCCTCGACGTCGCCTCGTGCCGCAGGTCATGGAACACGAGATCCGAGCAGCCGGCTGCGTCGAATATTCGCCCAAACTGTGCAGACAACCGGGACGAGACGCGAGCAAGCACCTTACGCTTCAGCAGCTGCATGCCCTCGGCCCGCATCGACGCCTCCATATCGTCGACCCACGGGAACAAGCGGCCGGCGTCAAAGGTGAAACCGTTCATTTCAGAATCGCCGCCATTCACGGCGGCGACGTACCGATCGTATGCGGCGATCGCGATTGTCGTGAGCGGCACCGAGCGCTTGCTGCCGTTCTTTGTCTTCTCAAGGGAAACCGTCCGCCGAGCAACATCAAACTGGTCGACCTCCAGCATGTACATTTCCCGCATCCGCATCGCGGACTCGATGCCAAGCTCGAAAAGGAACACCAGTGCCGGCCGGTATGGGAGATCGAACGCACGCTCGCGGCCGTTTGGCTTCCCACCGGCCATCAGTCGCCGAATCTCGGCCTGCTCCGACTCGCTCGGCCGCCGATCCCGGTGTACGTCCTCTTTCGCATCGACATCCTGCGCCTCGACCGCGACCCGATCTTCATCGGTGTAGGTTGCGTATCGCTTCGGGAGCAGGCGGAGAGGGTTGGTGGCCAACATCGGCGTGCCCGATCTCACCACCCAATCGAAGCAGCGAGCCAACGCACCGACGTAGTGCCGGATCGTTGACGGCGAAAGGTGATCGTGTCGCTTCATGGCGGTCACCCACTGCTCGACCCATTGGTAATCGAGTGTCGCAAGCGACTTTGCCTTGATGGCTGCTCGTCCGAGCAACGCATTGAGCACCTGGACGTCCGAATCAGGGACCGATACGCGGCGCAGGTACGCTCGAATGGCGTCCCCTGTTGTCGCGATCGCTTCGCGTTGCTCGACCACTTCGTCCGGCACGATGCCGGCGTCCAGCAGTTGCTCCAATCGGGCGACGTACGCGTCGCCTTCTTCCTCAGTGTCAAATGTCAGGGAAAGCGGCTTTGGTAGCAGCTTCGCCCGCTTGATCGTGTATTCCCACGTGCCGGACGGCCGCAGTCGTTTGTTCGCCATGCCTAGATGAACTCGCCTCGATTGCCAATTAGCCGATTGATGGGTGGTTGGCGTCGGTTTTTAGTTGGTTACAGGCGACTTTTTACCACTCTAGACAACTCTATTACAAAAATGAAAGCGACGCAGAAAAAAGAAAAGCCCTGACGAATCAGGGCTTTATCTCGTTCTACTTGGAGGCGCGAGCCGGAGTCGAACCGGCCTAAACGGCTTTGCAGGCCGCTGCATAACCGCTTTGC